CAAATATATACAGATAAATAGAAATAAAATAAAAAAAGAGCGGGTTTTGCAACCCGCTCCAATCTTATTTCCTAGATGCTTTCTTGGCAGCGTCACTTTCCTCTTTTAGCTGCTCTACTAGCTTCTCAACAAACCATTTTCTTAGAGCAACTGGTAGATTATAGCTTTCAAAAAGTGAAAATCCACCATAATACTTTAAATAAAAAAATTGTTCGTATACGTTTTGCTGATATTCATCACTTAACCCAAAAAAAGTCTGCTGAAAGCGGAACCTCCATCTCTGTTTCATAATCACAGGATGAGCAGACAAATTTTTGTGTTAAATCAATGCCTTTAATTAATTTTTGATATTCTTTCCTTAAGAATCTTGAATCACCAGCTGGAAGTGCTGATAATGCTTTCAGAATTGTAGGGCGATCTGTCACATTTTGAATTGAAACAACCATTAAAGCTAGCTGATCTAACAAAATTGAATCATTTGCACTTTTTTTCTTGGCTTCTGACATCCTTAAGATTGTTTTTTCATCATTACCATTTAAAGCTCTGCAAACAATTTGCCATTTTGTAGATGGAAGGGTAACCGTAAATAAACCACTTGCATCAACTTGAAGAGAGGATTCTTCTTGCTCTTCTACAACTAATCTTTCTAATAGATTAAATGAATATTTAACTTTTTGGCTACAAGAAGGGCATGAAACAGAGGTATTATAATCTGCACCATACGCAGAAATACGGGCAGCTATAATAACCGCATTACGATCTTCTACTGTCATAGAATCAGCATTAATATTTTTATCAACAATTAACGACTGAATCAATTTATCTAAAGCCACACCTTTTTTAAGCAAACTTTTAGAAGTAAGAATATCTTCTTCTTTTGCAGTCATTTGCTTAATTTCAATTGTTTCTTTGTCTTTTAAGGGATGACCATCAGGATATAATTTACCTTTGGATGGTAAATCAACAAATTCTGTTGGAACTATAAAATCTAGTGATAAACTTGGTTGGATTGCTGGTGGAACGACATCTTGAATTTGTTGTGGCGCTCCAAAACGTTCTTCATTATTTCTCATGTAAGCCTACGCTTTCTTTTTTTATCATACGTCAACTAATGTAGCATGATCATATTGTATTGTTAATGTAACATCAACGATTTCTTCGCTTGAATAAGATAAAGAACCAAAATCGGCGTTACTGATAAATGGATTATATAATCTCCATTTTTCAATATCTGCACCTTCTTCTTCTACTTGTGTAATTGTGATAAAACTTTGGTCTAATATCATAGAAGATTTATTTATTTGTTGATGTCCACTTATTGGTGTATTATAGCCAGAATTTTTATTAATTAAATTAATTGCATCTGTTAAATTTTTACCTTGGCTAAACACTGAAGCAAATTTAATAGTTACTGGCTTCCATTTAAGCAAACCAGGGTAACGGAACGTGTGTGTCAAGAGACGGTGTTCCGTTACCCCAATTTCAAATTCTGGCTTCTTGCATTCCTTTAAGGCAAATTTAAAATCAGATAATTCTTCTGAAAAATCAATATACCATGTATATTGACGTAGAGGTGTTACTAGAGAAATATCTGTCCAAAATGCCATATTTATATTAATTATCTTGTAGGGAAATCAGGACCAACTGGGGCCGCTCCATCTTCTATTGGATTAATTGTAATTAACTGCGCCCAGTCATAACGAACGGTGCAAGTAATTTCTACGATCTCTTCGCTTCCATAATCGAGAGAGCCAAATTGAACTGACGTGAAGAAAGGATTATTTATTCTCCAAGTTTCAACAATATCACCATCTGGATTAATTTGTGAAATATCAACTTTACCGCCGATCATATTACTAAATTTTCTCTTGCCAATACTTGCTAAATTGGCAGTGCCAATTGGCCCAGTTGGAACGCCATAACCAGCGCCTATTAATACATTATTCACTAGTTCAGTAGCACTAGGCTGTGTCATAGCAGCAAATGTCATATTAATTGTTTCCCACTCTAGACGACCTGGATAATAGAAAAAATGATTTAAATATTTGTGAGTAATTTCACCAACTTTTGCTTTTGGTTTATCTACTTTTTTCAATGCATATACTAAATCATCTAAAGTCCCAGCTGTTAATTCAGACGCTCCAAAATTTACTACCCATCTGTATTGTCTTAAAGGTTCAGAGGTTTGTGTACTCCAAAATGCCATGTTTTTATTCTCCTAAAAAGCTGTGTACTACTTTTATATAGTACACAGCTTTAAATTTTTATTTATTAATCGTTAAATGAAGCTCCAGTATTTGCAATTACGAAGTCTAGCGCGATAAATTCAATAGCGCGGGTTGGTTTCAATAGGATCTTGGCATAAACGATGTTACGATCTACAAGCTCTGGAGTTGTTGTTGTTTCGTCTAATACTACACGGAATTCACTTAATCCAAATCTTGATTTAACACTTTCAAGGAATGGAACAGCTTGGTTAGTGAAGCGTTTCCAAGTTACTTGAATATTTGGATCAAATAGAACAGTTGTTGCCATACGGCTGATTTCTTTTTTCAAGTAAATCATTAAGCGGCGAACGTTGATGCGATCTAGTGCGCTTGGAGTTACTTGTAGTGTCTTTTGACCAAAGATTACGATTCCTTCTGATGGGAATGTAGCAATTGGGTTAACATTTACTGAGTAAAGATCATCACGATTTTTTGATGATAATCTTAGAGCGGTTTGAACAACTGGAATTCCAGCTGAACCTTCTGTTAGTCCGCCGCGATTAAATCCTGCTGGCGCAAACCAAAGCTCTGTCTTCTTTTGTGAGCTTGAGAATGTTCCAAGAGCGGCAATAGAAGGTGGTAACCAAACAACATTATTGTTTAAGTTGTCCTTAGCTAGAACCCAAGGGAAGAATGCACAACCATAGCTGCTATTAATAGCGCGTGATTTTAGATTTGCAATGACTTTATCAACATCTGGCTTACGTTGTGCAGAGGTTTCATCACCGTCTGTTTTACCTTCTTCTGGTACGTAATCGCCCTTTAGATCAATGATTGCTAGTGCATCACCACGGGCTTCACACTTATCAATCAACAATCCAGTTAAGCCTTCATTTTCAACGCCTGGGATTACTACTGCATTCATTTCAACAACTTCTGGGTCTGATACTGATTCAATAGCTACCTTAACGCTGTTATAAGCATAATTTGATAATTCTCCAGAATTTGTCTCCAATACTCTTCTATTGAATGGATCTTTTTCTGTAATATTCAGTCCGTCGCTTCCTCCCAATAATGGTAATGTGAAACGATTAAATTGCGATAAAACAATTGGTGATCCATTTGAAGAAGTCAATTCTCTAGCTGTTAATGAAAGGCCATCTTTTCTAAATCCCTCTCTCCAAGCAACTGGTTGATTTTTATCAATTGATCCAGATGTAACTGAACCGCTAATATCATCGAGCGAGAATAAGAAAGAGTTATAGGTTGCTGCATAAGCAGAAATTTTTGCTCCAGCTGGCAACTCTTTAACATAATCAACCATATCTTCATTATTTTTCTTTGAAGAAGAAACGTTTGTCTTAAATCCAAAGAATACTGAACCAAATGAAGGAGCTGGGCTAAGAGAAGCTGATGATAATGTTGGGATTTCTGGTAACGCAAAGCTTGCAGTAAACGCAGCATTTCCAGAAATTGCGGTATTAACGAATGCAAATGCTGGAACTGATGAATTTAAAGTTCCTGTTGCAGCCGTGTTTGCTTTATAAATTGTTGGTCCATAGAAGCCGAATGGAATTAATGTTGGCTCCAATAAACCAGCATCTAAGTCTGCATTTGTTTGTACGCGAATAAATTTTGATTTATTATCATATGTGCCAAATTCAACAAATGATTTTTTATCATAATCCCATTCTGTATATTTATCACCAATTACCTTGGCAATATAGTTTGGTGAACCTGGGTCTAGTGTAACTAATGTAAATCTTTCAAGATATTGTGGAGTTAAATCATTATCAGATAGTTTTCTAACTGATACTGTAAATGTTCCATATTTATAGAATTGATTTGTTGACTCTTTGATATCTTCGATTGTAATTTTTAAATTTGTGCTATTCCATTCGCCTTCTGTTAGTCCAACAAACTTAAATAAATTTGTTACTGGGTAATTATTGTCCGCATCAACTGAAGCGAATGAACCAGTTGCGCCCAAATGTTGTGAAACGATCCAGCCAGTTTCAGCATCTTTGGCTCCAGTCTTATGATCAGCAAAATCAACATTTGCTGAAGCTAGTCTTACTAAAACAGCGGCCCAGTTTTGCGAAGCTAGCGCAGCTTCGCCGTGTACTTCTTCCACCCAAGTTTTAAATGTTTCACCCAAGAAGTAATCTTCTTCATCATTTGTGATAGAAGTGTTAGTTAAAATTGGATTTGTATTCAAAACTGAACGGATATAATTTTTCGAATCTTTATCAAAACTAATTGTCTTCTCGACACCATCAACTTTAATCTTAAACTTTAAATTTGTTCCTGTTGCACGGGTCCAAACACCTAATCCTTGGTCGGCACTTGTAGAACCAGTTAATTGCTTACCGACTAAACCATAGCTGCCACCTCCTGCATAAATTACAGCGGCTAATGAAGCAGTAGTAGCTGGCATAGACCAAGTTTCGTTTGAACCAACGATTGGGGCCACGAAAAGACCATAAGCATTATCAGTTTCCCAGCCAGCTTCTCCTAGACCAGTTACTTTGCTAGGATTTTCATATCCAGCCAAGCGAACGAATGTTAAAGGAGACGAATTTTTTAGATATGCTTGTGCTGCATATGAACCATATGTTGGAGCAGTTTTATTACCTTCTCTCCAAACATCTCCACCTACACCACCTGGATGTGGTTCACCGAATACTTCAACGAAGTCTGAGAATGATTCAACTTTTACTGGACGCATAATTGGTCCACGCAATGAACGACCAATAACAACTGGTCCAATAGTATCACCAGTTCTTGGAAGTTGTGAATTATCAATTTCTTGTACTTGTACACCTGGGCTTACAAATTTAAATTTATCAACTGACATTATTTATGTCTCCTTAGAATAAAACGAGAAGATGTGTTATTGCTTTTATTTATTATAAATAGTTAAACTTTTTCTGAAATGTCATTTTACTTTGCATTAAACATGCTTTCTCTGGCCTTAATGCATTTAGCTAAAATTTCAAATTTATGGCCTATTTGACCAAATAAAATCTTAGCTTCATTTAATGTAACGATTTCATAGAATGTATCACCAAAAAGAACAAAATCACCTTCACGTACATACAACTCTTGATCTTCTATTAATCTTCTGCGATGAAATTTTATAGTTATTGATGTTAAGCGATCAATACCATAAATTTCTGTTGTTGTTTTTGAGCCTTCCCACTCAACAAGCGCATTTATTTTAATTGGAGCTAGGAATGTTTTTTGAACAGCCTCGCCATACACTGAATGGTAATTTGTGTGCTCTCTGCTTATTGGATAATAAACAATAGTCTGCCCTATGATTCGCTCAATAATCTCATCATTTACTTGTTTGACTAAATTTCTTTCTTTTTCCCCAAGAAATAATGGCGGTGGAGGAGACTCTGGCGGTATTTCCGCTATATTTTGATCTTTTTTCTTTCTAGCCATAAATTATTATCCTACAAATATTAAATTTGGTATAAATGCTTGAGTCTTGTTGTTATCTTCCATCATCTTCGCGCCATCTTCGCCTATCTTGGCGTATGTCATTTCAGCTAATTGTGTTTTAAGTTCTTCTCTTAATTCTTTTTGCTGTTCTTTTGCTTCTGAAATTAAATCTTTACCATTTAAAGTTACTTTATCGCCTGGAATTGGTACGTCACTAAACTTACTTCTAATTTGTCCCAACATTTCCTTGCAAAGAGCTAGACAAAATCTACGAATCCACTGTTTTCCTATTGAATTTATTTTATCATAAGGAATATTTTGAAATGGAAGAGAATTCATGTTATTAATTCCATTTACGCCTGATTGTAAATTTGTGTTTGTTTCTACCCATGCATCACTTGGGATAGTAAATTCAAACCAAAAACTTAATGGGCTTGCAGCATTTGGTGTTGGGAATAATCTTAATTTATTATCTCGTATCTGAAATGACCAATTTGAAACTCTTGTGGCAATCGCGTCTTCATATGCCATAGCTTGTAATTTATTCTGCCACACTGGAATAATTTCAAAAGTACTGTCGTCTGCATATTGACCATATGTACTTAAATTGCCAACAACATTAAGGCCACCAAAATAACCATAAAAATTCCATGACGCAGCTGGTGTTTTATAGAACACCTTTCTTATAGCCACTCTTTTATTAGCGAGATTGACTCCAGAAGCTGAAACCGCTTGTTGAAGATCATAATCTTGAACTCCTGGGATTGTATTTATTGAGGCAGAATAAACTGGTTCTGTGCCATTTAATCCAACTTCATTGTTTACCGACATTGCTATGTTTTTAGCATAAGTGAAAGACATCTTAGGAAAAGCTAGATTTGCGTTTAAATTTGGATCGCTCCCACTAATTTGTCCATCGCTGTTAAAAGAGCTTGTACTTTGCCCAAGTACAAATGGTAAAGCGTTTTTAGCTTGATGTAAATTAATTAAATAAGAATATTCTAAACAAGCTTCTTCGTAAGCAGCATGAACCTGTGTCTCAACTAATTCAATATCTAATACATCACCACCAATTTTTTTATAAACAAAAGCTACTTGTTCTATTGAGCCTGTTTTATATTCCGCTATTTGTTCTTGTGTCCAATAATTTTCATTTACATATACACCAAAAGGCAGAGTCGCTGGTGACACATTATCTACATTACCAGTTATTGGTAATATTACTTTACTCATTTGAGAAATAGGACTAAAAACTGGCAAGGACATTATTTTTTCCTCATAATAATCATATTTTAAATAGTTTTTTATTTAATTTAAAGCAAATAAAAACCCCGCCAACCTTGCGATTAGCGGGGTTTCTAGTTTTATTCAGCTAAGATTAGCCTAATAGATCTTGTACGATAACTAGAGCGTACATATCTGGACGAACCATTGCTTTGCCATAACGAGTCATAACAGCCTTACGTGGTACGAAGGTTTCTGGAT